GAGAAGATAGATTGCATTGACAAATGAATCAAGGAGTTGGGTCTGTTGGAAGCCTGAGGCTATTCCATTCCATTGCCATTGATACATATTTCCTGATTCTGCCTTTATGGGTGTATGCTTGATAGCATTGCACATCCAGGTCCAGAGTCGGGTAATCTGTTCTTCACGCGATTTAGTGTCTGTATAATCATGGGTGTCGCTTTTTGAGGGCTCGTAGCCTTCTCCAAAGATAAACCAGCTTTTCCAGATGTCATGAACATCGTCGATAACTTCATGAAGGGCTTTGTGATCAAAACCGCTCCAATCGGCTGAAAGAACGAAATTGAATTGACGTCCAGTTAGCTTGGTTAGTAGCTTCATCCATCCACCACGTATGGTTTCAAATCCCCATAGAAGGGGTGACTTGCCAAGTTTTCCGTTGAGGTATTCACGCTGGAGATTCCAGATGAACATATTCTCTACCATTAATAGGAGTTTGGGTACTCCAAAAACGGCTCGGATCTTGTCGGGCTTGTCTTGTTTGACCATGTGGGCACGAGAGTGTAGGTAAGTCCATTCATAAGGAACGGGTTCACCTTTATCATTCCAAAAGGGCTTGCGTCCATATTTAATATCATGAACGAGTTGGCGATTGATATGGAAAATTTCGTTGTATAGGTTGTGAAACGATAATCTTGCATCATCTATATCACCTTCTGCCTGTTTTTGGGAGAGGTACTCTTGCCAGTACTTGCTTTCGGTGTAAGGAGCTTCTGCTGATGTTGGGAGTGTCCAGGGGTAGTATCTGAGGTCAGGGAAAGCGATGGGCTTTAGGGGACGGTCAGGTCGGAACATCTTTTCAACAACGCGTAGGGCACGCTTGTAGTGAAAGTCACGAGGTACGTCATGGTAAGGGAGGTCAGTCTTGAGAAAGTCTTCTTCTCCGGCATTGTCGTCAGTTGCTGAGCGGCGGTAGCCATTGATAGCTTCATGGGCTAGCTCGGGTGAGCAGTGCAAATGAATTGCTTTCTTGGTTAACTTCTCCACGAACTTGATTTCCTGAGCGGAAGTTCTTGATTGTTTCATCAAAAAACGTTTTGTCCGTCGGTTAATCGGTTGGCGTCCTAGTTTAAGTAGGTTTGTGGGTTGTGTGAGACACATTGTGTGTGTGTAGTTTACTATTTGATTATGTCCTTGTTGTAGTTCAAGTAAAGATTATTTTAGCGGAGAATCCG